ACCATGATTTATAGCCAACTTTGAATGATCTGACTTTCCCGTCTTTCGGTATATCCAGAAATTGAACTCCGGTTTTCTTTTGGATTTCTCGCTCGAATATTCCACGATCTAAATTCATTGTGTCCTCCAGACTCTAATCTTCTTGTTCTTGCCAACTTCTGCATGGAACTTAAAGCCTGGGTTTCGCTGACAGAACTTACGCATGGCATACATGACTTTGTTTAGATCGGGCTCGCTTGTTACGAACGAGTCGCCAACGCAATGGCAATCTCGCCACCGGTATTTGGCGGCGTAAGGTCTGGCCACTTTTGCAGCATTCGGGATGGGTATGTGCTTGTCGATCACTTGGCTCGCTCCATTTGTCCTTTTCATGTCCCATTCAAGCACGCCGCTACAGCATCCGCAACACATCTAAAAACCTGATAGAAAGCTAGGTGATTCCCATCGAAAACATCGATTGAATCGCGGGACATTGCCAATGTCCCAGAGAGCGACAAAAATATGTCCCAAACGACAGCCTGCCGGACATGATGTCCTGCGTTTTAAAATGGTCAATATCCTTTAAAACCAACGTCTTAAATCGTTAGCTTGCTACTGTGCGACAAGCAGGACATTGTCTCTGTCCTACTTGTACATACAAGCAGGACAAAAACCCCCTACGTAGTAGAAGGGGTTTGTCCTGCTGCGTAGCCCGATGTCCAATTGGTTAAAATTTGACCAATATTAGGAAATCCATCGAATAGATAAAAATCATCCAGAAAATCGCAATCGAGTAGTTGACATAGTGCTAACCATCAGCCATGATTCGTTCCGTGGTGATCGGCAACAGGTGATCCACCTGCATCGATTCGGCAGTTCCGAAGGCGGGCTTTGCGATTGAGCCAAATCATAGAGCGACTAGCGAGCATCCCTAAAGCTGCTGACAGCCAGGAAAGACTGGCAACTTACAACGCTCTTTAAAATTGATAGTTGTTATTCGCATGATCAATGCAGTTGACTGGGTGGAAAACGGTCGCCACACAATGCTGGTGTTTTGGGATGAGTTAGCGCTGACAAGTCCTGAGTAATTCTTCAGGTTCGAATCCTGGCACTGATCAGCCGAATAACAATTACACCGAATGCGGGTAGGTAGTAGCAATTGGCAAAACACCGGTCTCCAAAACCGTGAGTTCTAGGTTCGAATCCTAGTCGACCCGCCAACTTATTTAAGAATCAACCAGCGCCGCGAAGTACCGTTACGGCTCGGGATGCATCAAAGTTAGTGGCAGCAATCTCCACTGTCTGATAGTCGAAGTGTCGAATGTTGTAGTCGACTTGAAAAACGCTTTGATGTTTGAGTAAACCGTAAGAGGGTTTCACAGTTTCCCCTCAGAAGTGTGACCGCAGATGCGGTAATCATCTTTATTTGGTTGACCACTGTTGAATTGAGTAGGGCTAGAGTCGGCGCCGACTACCCCATAAAAGGCCAACCCTTGCAGGTGGTACTGCTTATACTGGTTTAGCGAGTTCGATTCTCGCCGCAGTGGTCAACCAAATGCAGATGAAGTCCTTGCTAGCCACAAGGTTATGCAATTGTAAGTCGCCTAGGCGCATTTGTTAGTCGAGCGTTAGTGGCGTAACGCAGTCTGCATGCGGTGACTCGGAGCATCGATAAAAATTCCGAGGCCTAATTCGGCAGGTACGTGCAAGGTGCATCGCCAGCCTTCCAAGCTGAGCTGCTAGGGTTCGAATCCCTATACCTGCTCCAGAGCATGGGGCGTCAAGCCTCTGCGGCGTCGATCTCGGATGATCGGGGGAGCCGAAATAACTTGACCATCTGAGGGGCGGTGCCTCGGAGCCAGTTGATGCGTAGCTCAGCAGGCAGAGCGGGCGGCTGTTAACCGCCAGGTCGGAGGTTCGATCCCTCCCGCATCAGCCTATTCGGGCCAATAGCATAATCGGTTAATGCTATCCGCTCATAACGGATGGAAGGAGCGGTTCGAATCCGCCTTGGCTCACCAGACAGTCAGCGCCAAAAGCGGAAAGCCTCTCTCGTAGCTCGATGACGCTCAAATCTCCGCTGCAACACAGCCCCGCTTTCCTGACCGATTGCGGGGCTTTTTTATTGGTGGCGATTAAGTGGTATAGTCATTATTCCGATGACAGGAGATTTGGAGAGAATGCAATGAGCAGAGCAGCAGAGGCCAGGACCAAGCTCGACGCGCTAGGCCTTGACGAGATATGCGATTGCATTGGCGAGGGCGACTCCCTGACGCTGATTGCGCACAACGCGGACGTATCGATTGGGTCGCTATTGACTTGGATTGAGGCCGATCCTGAGCGTTCCGCGCGCGTGAAAGAGTGCAGGTCAGCTATGGCTAAATACTGGGACGAGAAGTCCGAAAGATGCATTGAAGAGGCCGAGGATGAGTTTGAACTCAAGAAGGCAAAGGAGCTTTCCCATCACTACCGATGGCGCGCATCGAAGATTGCTCCGCGCGAGTATGGCGACAAGCTCGACCTGACAAGTACTGACGGCTCGATGTCGCCGCTCCCCACTGTTATCGAACTCGTCGCACCAGAAAAATGACAAAGGCCAGAGTCGAGCTGCCGCCGAAACTCATACCCGTGTTCAGCGGCCCTGCTCGCTACCGTGGCGCTCACGGCGGCCGAGGTTCTGGGAAGACTCGCAGTTTCGCCCTGATGACTGCTGTGCGCGCCTACATGTTCGCTGAGGCCAACATCAGCGGCGTCATTCTTTGCGGTCGCGAGTTCATGAACTCCCTGGAAGATTCGTCCATGGAGGAGATCAAACAGGCGATCCGTGAGACGCCCTGGCTTGATGCGTACTTCGACATTGGCGAGCGGTACATCCGAACGCGCAACCGTCGCGTCCACTACGTGTTTGCCGGTCTGCGCCATAACCTGGACAGCATCAAATCGAAGGCTCGCATCCTGATTGCATGGATCGACGAAGCTGAAGGCGTGTCTGAGGTTGCACTACAGAAGCTGCTACCAACTGTTCGCGCCGATGGTTCCGAAGTTTGGATCACCTGGAACCCGGAGTTGGATGGCAGCCCTGTTGATAAGCGGTTCCGCAAAGAGATAGCTGGCGATGCGAAAATCGTTGAGCTGAATTATGCCGACAATCCTTGGTTCCCCGCCGTTCTCGATGGCGAGCGCCGCAACGATCAGCGCAACCTGGACCCGGAAACCTACGCTTGGATATGGGATGGCGCCTACCGCGAAAACTCTGTCGCGCAAATCTTTGCGAACAAATATCGAATATCTGAGTTCGAGGCTGGCGCCGACTGGGATGGCCCGTACTTCGGCTTGGACTTTGGTTTCAGCCAGGACCCGACGGCTGGCGTCAAGCTCTGGATTCACGCCCGCAAGCTGTACGTGGAATATGAGGCAGGCGGAATCGAGATTGAGAACGACGATATGGCTGCCATGCTCATCAAGGGGCTGCCAGGCATTGAGAAGCACGTCGTCGTTGCGGATAACGCCCGCCCTGAGCTGATCAGCCACCTGAAGAAGCCTGACCCTAAGAGCGGCCGCCCATGCATTCCAAAAATGGAGGCGTGCGCCAAAGGGAAAGGCAGTGTCGAAGACGGCATCTCGTTCATGAAGGCTTTCGATGAAATTGTGGTGCATGCGAGGTGTAAGGAGACCATCAAGGAATTCAGGATGTACTCCTATAAGGTTGATCGCCTGTCTGGCGACGTGCTGACCGATATCGTCGACAAATGGAACCACTACATGGACGCCATCCGGTACGGCATTGAGAAGGTCAGGAAAAAGTCGCAATTCTTTGCCGGCTAACCGTTGACATAGTGATTGTCTGTGATAGTATCTATATCAACAGGAACACAAACGAACAACGGAGCAAGACGAAATGAACGTTAAAGCCCTCAAGAACAACGAAAGCTTCAGCGTACTGGTTGATGGGCAGATCCTTTGCCAGATGGCAACAGGCGGGTGCCATCGTTTCCGCAGCGAGTCAGAAGCTGAATACGCCGGACGGTGCTACGCACGCGGCAATATTGGCGGCTCGTACCTTTCCGCCGATGTAGATAACTTCGTGACAGGTGAGTCGCAATGAGCGATTCAGAAAAGGCTCAGCGGAAAGCTCTTGTGGCTTTCGCATGCAGAACCGGGAACAGCGCGGCGCGGCTTGAGATATTCATTCTTGAGCATCTGCGGGAGAAAGGCGCCGATACAAGGCGAATCCTGGCGGCGATTCAAGAGGCGAAAGAAGGCAGATTTGATCCCCTTGAAGACGTTTTCGAACAGCCCCGCCCACCTCAAGCCCCTTAACTGGGGCGTCGGCGTTATCAGATAAGAGGATTCACGCAATGACCATCATCAAGCCACTGCTAGCCATGCTCATTGCGTCAATCCGAAAAGAGCTGACAATCCAGAAGCCTGAGGTATCCGTTATGCGCAGCCGCAAACAACACAAGCCAGGCGATGCCGCAAAGGGCGTCATGCTCATCATCATTGCGCCGATCATCTTTGTGATTCTGGCTGGGTTGATTCTGTGATCCTCAAAACGCCAGTCATGGTCGACGGCAAAGAATGGAAACTCTTCTCAATCGAGTTCAAATCCCCCGACGGAAAATTCTCAGCCTACCTGTACGCAATCGACCATGAGCATGCTAGTTATCAGGTTGAGTCGTTATCGAAAGGCTTCGAAGTGTTTGAGATGGTTGAGCAGAAATAATTGATATTTGACAGGAGTAGGATTATGAGTAAGAAAGATGATGGTGGTTTGGCATTCCCGTTTTTTGATCGCGAGTGCATGAATACGCCTGAGTGGGGCATGAGTCTACGCGATTACTTCGCGGCGAAGGTCGACGTCAGTGTTTACACGCCATTTGAAAATCTCAAGGCGATCCACGGTCGACTGCCCACAGTCGGCGAAATGGCCGAGTACATTGCTGGCCTGCGCTATATCGAGGCTGACTTGATGCTTGCGGAGCGTGCGAAATGAGCAAGCATACGCCTGGGCCTTGGGCGAACTATGGTGGCGTGATAAGAGATCTTGATGGAGGCGAGGACCAAGTAGCCGTCGTCGATACTTGCGATGAATCCTGGGAGGCAAATGCTAATTTAATTGCAGCATCACCAGAGCTTCTCAAGGCTCTGTCGATGGCTCTAGCTGATGCCGATCAGATCGTCAGCGCTCCAGATGAGATGGAGCTTGATTGGATTGAAGAGGCTCGCGCAGCCATCGCCAAAGCCCGAGGTGAAGCATGAGCAAGCCAAAGCACTACCGTCGCGGCAAAGGCTATTACGTCAGTTATGGGTGCAAGCCAAGTGACATGGATCAAGCAAAAGGCGCAATGACTTACTCTGAGAATGTTCGCATCGAGATCCATTGCCTGGAAAAGAAAGGCGATGCCAGAAAGCTCGACAAGCTTCGCGGCTATCTGAATAAATCGCTGTATAGCCGCTTGAATAATCCACTGCAATAACTGAATAATGACTACCTCAATGCAATACCACCAACGCAGGAGCAATACCGCATGATGAAACGATTACTCACCTACTGTGCGCTCGCATGTTGCGCGCTCTTCGCCACGCTTCCGGCCTCGGCCATGGAGCGTACCGCGACCTACCTGGCTCAGACCTTCGACCGTATCGGTGAGATGCAATCCGCATCCATGACCCGGATGGAGCTGACCATCGCCACCTGGCGAACTGGTAGCGAAGCCGCTGCTGACTCTTTGAAATCCAATCTGCGCGCTGACAGCAATCACTTCGTGATGATCTCCACGGCTCCGGCTGGTGTTCCTGACTGGGATGCAGGCGCCAAAGCCTGCTAATTATTCGACCCTGGTCGCGACAAAAGAAAAGCCCGCCTAGATGCGGGCTTTTCTCTGCCCAAAATTCCACCCCGCCTCATTCGCACAACCCAAGCCAAAAATGCTAGGCTTCCAGAATTCTTGGGGGGTGCATGTCATGGCTGATATTAATTTCGGGGTTCTGTGGGACAAGGTTACGACGCCGGTAAAGAAAAAACTGGTTGATATGCTGGATGGCACTTATGCCGAACAGCAGCTTGCGCACCCTCCTTTTGATCTGATGACTGACGGCGGCGACGGGCCTAATCGCCGGATGCGCGTAGATAACGGCCAGACGGGATTCTTTGCTCGTCGCATGTGGGCGCTCAGCTATGAGTTTGCATCTACCAATCCAATTGCTGCGACTCCGCTCGTATTTCGCGTGATCATCCCGACCAACTTCATCATCCATGCGCACACACTCAGCCTAGATCAGGGTGGCGCTACGCTACGGACGTACGCTGCTGCACAGGGCGTAGAAGGCGGGACTTTCAGCACTGTTCACACGCCGGTATCTGAGAACAGCATGACCGAACAGGCTGCCTACGCATTCCAAACGCAGATCGCGTCAGGCGGCACATTCACACCAAATGGCGGACAGCTTCCACTCACGCCGCTCCGGGTTAGAGCGGCAGGAGCAACCGCCCAGCAGTCAAGTGTTGGCGGAGAGGCGGTATCGGAGAAAGGTCGGGCGGCAGGTACTTACTACGCTGTTATCGCGCGCATGGCAGGGGTTTCAGGCGACTGCACTGGCGTCTATAACTTGGTGATCGAGGAGCGACCATAACTCGCGGCGACAATCTCCCCTTTATGATTGCCGCGATGCAAAGTATCATCACCTGCACTATTTGACGGAATCAGTCCATGCCTTTTTACGACCGCCTAAAGTTTTGGCAGAAGCCCGAAGTAAAGTCAGGCGGTCGCGTCTCCGAGATTCCTATTCAGCGCGGCTCGCTGATGGACATGATCTTTGGTGGCGGTCGCATGACTCCGCAGGCTGCCATGGAGTTCTATCGGACTTCCTCAAGCGTGGCCATTGCGGTAGACATGATCGCCGACGAGGTTGAACACCTTGAGCCGGTTATTCTCACGGAAGACGGAAAGTACATTCAGACGCACCAGCTAATCCGTGACCTAAAATCCCCAAACGGGTTTGAAAACTGGTCGGGGTTCATCGGGGCCGCTGCTAGACATTACCTGCTGACACGCGAATGCTTCT